GGACCAGCTCGACCATGTCGCGCATCGCATCGCGCATGCGCGACTGTTGCGCGGCCGGCAGTCGGCCGAGTTTCTCCACCAAATCTTGGAGGCCCCGCAATTCGGTGGTGAAATCGGCCATTGTCGCTGCCTATATCAAAATTGCTATGCCGAGAGCGCGCCCGGTCCGGTGCCAGTCGACTGCAGGACGATATTCGTCCACGATCTCAGACCCGCATTGTTATGGCGGACCAGCGCCTCGATCCCTTCCTCGATCGCATTGGGAAAGAACAGCAGGCGGGTTCCGACGTCGGCGATCTCGTTGGCGTTGTCGTTGGACGCGATCCACGACTGCGGCAGCCAGTCGATGGCATCGGAGCCGACCACCGGGACACCTTCGGCGATGCCGTCGGCGGTGACCATCGAGAACGACTCGGTGTAGGACGGCTGCAATAGCAGGTGCATGGCGCGCACCGTGCGCCGGAACGCCGGCCAAGAGGACCAGCCATCCTGCACGACCGTGGCGTTGGGCAGTGACGCGTACATGGCCATGAGCCCGCGCAATACCGTATCGCCGCCGCCTTCGGCTCTGCCCGCCGAGATGTGGAATTCCAAATCCGTTTTGAGGCGGCTGGACATCTCGAGTGCGGCAGCGCCCGCCGTCAGCAGGTTTTTGAGCGGTCTGATTGCGCCGAACGAGCCGATCCGCAACACCGCACCGCGCTGCCAGGCCTGCGGGCCGGAGAGCGAGCTGTTGAGGTCGTACATATTCGGCAGCCAGCGCATCGGCTGCTCATAGACGTCCTGCCACCAGCGCACGAATTTGCGCGAGTTGGCACCGATGTGGCAGTTGATCGTCCCGGTCTGCAGATCGCCCGCCTCGCGCAGCAAGGTGATCCCGTTGGGGTCGGCCTGCAGAAAGCCGACGTTCGAGTGCGAGACCACAGTGAAGTCCACCTGGTGAAACAGCATGGCGAGTGCGGCAAGGTCCGCGGTCGGCAGCCACGGTGCGCTGATCACGACGTGCGTCACCGGGGTGCCCGGCGTGCTGCGCTGGGCCGCGGCGAGCTTGGTGCGCAGATCGCTGATCGACAGGATTGGCCAGACTTCGGTCCAGAACCCGGCGGCGTTGAGGATCTTGGCGTTGGTCAGCGCGGTCACACCAAGGCCGATGTGGCTGATCCCTTTGACCGCGCCAAAATTCTTATAGGCGATCACGATGTGAATGGTGCTCGGGTCCACCGCGGCAAGCTGCGGCAGGGTCGGCTTGTAGGTAGTCATGTGGCGGGGTCTCCATCGCTCGGCCAGCCGCCACTGCCCGGCGCCTAAAAGGAACCGAGAGCACAATCGGGGCACAGAGCGTCCCGATATGCGCCGCCGAGCGATAGAGCTCGGTTTCGCGAACCGCCTGGCGGTGCAGTCGCGAGAACTGTGAAAGAGAGACTTAAAGGCTGTTTAAAAGCCGCCGGCGCTCGCCCTGGCGGTCAGGGTGCTTCCAGCACGACCACTCGGGGTTGCACTCGGGAAAGAAGCCAACGACGCCGAGGATCTTGGGCTTTGGCCCTTCGGCGTGCTGGCCTGGCACGGTGATTGCGGAAACTTTGTCTTGCGTCATGACGACGACCGGCCAGCCCTTGACCGAGTCCTCGTGGCAATAGAGCTTGCCGTCGTCCTTGTCATGTTCGGAGAATGGGCAGTTGCTGCACGTTGCTGTCTTGCGCCACGGGTCGACCTGTGGCGGGAAATCCGGGTTGCTGTCTGGCGGCGCAGGAATGGCGGGTCTCCTGGTTGTGGGGTATAAAGGCGGCACCGCACTCGCCCACAGTCCGCGGCACCACGACCGAGGGCGAGGCCCGCGCCTTGGCCGTGCCGGGCTGAGGCGCGGGCGACTTACTGCGGCGTGGTGCAGTCGATCGTATCGAGCATCTTCAGCTGCTTACCGAACTCGCTGTCGACGATCGCCGCTTTCGCATTCTCGGTCAGAAACAGCATGTTGATGTCGGGGTGGAGTGTGCGCATCCATCCTTGGAACGCGCCGATGTGGTGTGACTCCCATCCTTCTGGACAAAAGACCAACAGCACGTCGGTTGGCGACATCGACAATTTGCCCACCGCAAGGCCGATCAATTCCGTAGGATCGATTAGCATCAACTCCCTCGACTTACTGCGGCGTGGCTACGATCTTGATCGCGGTAATCGACTTGCCGATCGTCACGGTCGCGGTCGGGCTCAGTGTCGGGTCGGGCTTGTATTGCACGAGGACTTGCCAGGTGCCGGGGACGGCGCCGACCGGTGCGGATAGGAGCCAGCCGGCCGCGGTCTCTTGCACGCCAAAATTGGCCCCCGCCGGGATCGCCCAGGTAAAGAGCCCCGGTGCCAGGCGATTGGCGTCCTGATCGTCGGCTTCGACTGATAAGGCGCCGCCGCCGGGAACCACCTGCAGCGCCGCGCCGCTGGCCATCGTGATTGCCGCGGTCGGTTTTGCCGGCGGCCCGGCATAGCTCGCCGAGGCGAGCGCCAGACCTAATACCAGCGGCAGGAATGTGCGTCTCATCGTTTGCCCCACCAGGTGTCGATGGCGTCGAGCGAGGTCGCGGCGATGTAGCTGCGATCGACCACGCCCAGCCCGGGCACCGGCAGCGCGTCGCGGCCGAGCATCCCGTCGGTTGATTGCCAAAGCAGCCACTCGTCCCAGCCATCGGGACAGACCGGCATGGCGCTCCATGCCGCCAGCCACAGCGGCGTGCGGGCCAGCACCGCGTTGGGGAGCCCGCCGCCATTGCCGTCCGGTCCATAGCGGGTGCCATAGTAGATCGGCGGAAAGCCCACGGTATCGGCGATCGCCTGGCTGACGTCGGCGGCAATCGGGATCGTCACCGTGCCGTCGGCGGCGGTGTTGCTTTCGCAGTCGATCGCCAGCTCGATCCCGTCGAGCGGCCCGAGCTGCTGTAAGAACCAGGCCGCCTGTGCGGCCGCCGGTGTCGCGTCGAGAAAGGCATAGGCGCAGACCCCGATCCCCAAAGCCGCGGCCGCGGCGCGGCGCGCGTTAAAGGTCGGATCGAGATAGTCCGTGCCTTGCGTCGCCTTGAGCGCGATCTTGGTGATGCCGTACTTGCCGGCGGTGGCAAACGCCGCCACCGGGTCGGTGTCGGCCAGCTGATCCCAATGGGAGAGATCAACCATCGAGTAGAACATCGCTGGGGGGAAATAAGCGGCGGTCACAGCGCGCCAATGATCGTCGCCGGGTTGGTCATCGTCGGCGCCAGGATAGTGATGAAGGACGACACCGGGGCTACGGCCCGGTACTTGTGCAAGAGCGCCTTGATCGGGTCGCTCATGTCCTTTTGCGAATAGGACACGGTCGTGCCCGGCTGCATGACCTCAGACACGACACCGGGCCGGTTGCGCTCCTTGTAGCGCAGCGCCACCAGCTCCTTGCAGGCTTGCGCCAGGTCGGGCGGTGTCACGGCATAGCCCGCGGTGTATTGCAGGGTCACGCAGAGCGGCCGGCGCGGCACCCAATAGCCCTGCACAACCAACTCGGTCGGGGTGAACAGATAACCCGCCGTGGATCCCGGAAACGTCGGGATCACCATGCCCGGCGGCGCCGGGATCGTCGCCGGCACCGCCGGGATCGTGACCCCGTTGATCAATACCAGCAGGACCGCGGTTACCGGGAAGTTGGCAAAGACAAAGGTGTGGCTAGGGGATCCCAAGCCGTCGCGCACTTCCTGATAGTCAGCCGGTGCGATGGTGCGGCCGATCCATTTCTGGATGTAGTCGCTGGCGGCGGTGATCAGCGCGCTCAAGAGCGCGTCGTCAGCGGCCGGCAATGTGCCGCTGCCGGGGGTCAGCCAGGCTCTGACGTCGGCCAGGGTCGTCAGGTCTCCGTAGGCCATGCCGACACCCGGCTACTTCTTTGGCGGCGCGTCGGGATGCGTGCCGTCGACGTCTTTCTCATAGCCTGGGGTCGGTCGGTCGCTGCCCTGCACGACGGGTTCGGGTGCGGCAACCGCTGCCGATGCTGGCAGCGGAACCGGCACCGGGGGTTCGGGCTTCCGCTTGCGGGCGGATTTGGGCGGGGCCGCTTGGAACCCGTGCGAGGTCAGATCGCCAGCCGCCTCGATCGGCACCTCGACCACACCGTCTTCGTCGGGTTTGAAGGCGATGCCGCCCCAGCCGCAGCCGGTGCCGGCGTCGTTGCGCATGCGGATCGTGCCGGCGGAGTGCACGACAAAGCTAGTGGGAACCAATGTAAAACCTCCTCGGTGGGTCAGATGACGGGCGACATCGGGCGGCACGTCGACGTACCAGTCGCTGTCGGGATTGGTGTGATCGGCGCGATAGGGCGTGTAGCAGCGGTCGCCGTGCGAGATCGGAAACGTCCAGGTGTCCATCCCGCGCGGCAGGCACAGGGTGACCAAATTGCTCATCACCGGCCCAATCGTGCGGCAGTCCGCCCGGCCCGCTGCGCCCGGCGGCTCATCGAGCCATTGGCGCGACGCTGGACGATCTGCGTCCAGTGCCCATTGGGGAGTTCGATGCCGAGATACCCGCCAGACAATAATGCCGGTGCCGGGCCGTTGAGGTGCCCCATCGCATCAAAGCGGCGCGTCGCGTCCAATCTGCCGGTGAAATAGCTCGGGTAGCAGAAGTCGCTGAGGCGCACGTGCGGCCAGCGCGGCTTTGAATAGCCGAATTGATCGGCTTCGACCGGGTCGCAGACTTCCTGCAAGCAGTGATAAAGCGGGTAGAACGGCACCCGGATGATGCTCGTGGTCTGCGGATCACCGAGCATCTCGAGCAATTCATGCGAGGTGTCGACGGTCCAGGCCTCGCCATACATCATCGCGTCGGCGGCAAAGACCTTGCCCTGCGGCAGACCGTTGTCGTCATCGTGATAGCCGCCCGCACCCGCGACATCGGTGTGGTCCATGATGTAGAGCGGCCACCAGGCGCTGGGGTACACGTGGCTGGCGCTGGCGAAGTGCAGGGTGGCCCCGCGGCCCGGCCAGTGCGCCAGCCAGTCCTCGCTGACCTGCGCCTGCAGTGCCGGGATCACGTCTTGGATCTCGGCGTCGCTCAGCACGGTCGATTGATTGATCAGGACGATGTCAGTCATGTGCGGTTTGATTCCTCCTGTTGCCTTCGGCGATGACGCGGCGGAACTGCAGCTTCTGAGCGCGGCTGCCGTTCCAGTCGGGTGCCGCCTCGAGGTTGGCGTTGCGCACAAACTCGCCGCAGTGGAAGGCGCGGCAGGCGACGGGCCGGCGCTCGTAGATCGAGCACCCGGCCTCGCCGAGATAGACGCAGGCCCCATCGGTCGCACGCTTCAAATTTCGCCCGCCATGCTCGGTCAGGTAGTCTTCGCCGATGTCCCACGGCGTCAGAAAGACCGCCATGTGGCAGCACGCCCGGCATGGGCCGCAGTCGACGGCGCGCGGCGGTGGGCAGGTTTCCACCGGCTGGTTCGGGTTGACCTCAGCCATGACCGCGGCGAGCTCGCTGAGAAAGGTTTTGAGGATCACTGCTGGCTGGCCGTCACGGTGACCGTGCGGGTCGAGCCGCAATGCGTTGGGTCGATGCCGTTGACGTTGACGACGATCACCGTCCCGCGAATGCGGAAGTCGGCGGTATCGCCGACGATACTGAAAGTGATGGCTTTGCCGTCGCCGCCGGTCGGCAATAGCCGGGCGACCACGGTGCCGGGTGGCGAGTTGCAGGCGAGCGAGGCCGCAAAGGCCATCACCAGCGGGTTCATGGCTGCGTCGCGGTGATCTGCAGGGTGTTGACCTTGCCGCAATCGGCCGAGACGATGCCGCCGGCGGCCACCACGACATTGGCGCCAGCGACCGCAAAATCGGTCGTGTCGCCGCCGGTGGCGGTGAAGGTGACGGGGTTGCCGTCACCGCCGCTGACGCTCAGCGCCGAGACGACGGTGCCGGGCGGGGCGAGGCAGGCAATGGTCGGGCTGGGCGGGGTCGCGGCGACCACCAGCGGAGCCTGGATCGTCACCGACAGGGTCGAGGTAGCAGAGCCGGCGCGCGCGGCGCCGCCGCCGAGGTCGAGCGCGGCAGCCGCCAGCGCCAGCCAGGTTAGCCAGTTCTTCATCGGTTATTCCTTCAGCTTGGCGATCGCCGCGTCATTGGCGTTCTCAGCCGCCCAGCGGGTGTCGTAAATTCCGAGTGACAGACGAGCGCGGAACCGCTTGCCCTCGCGATGGACCGCACCACGCGGCCACCGGCCGGTTCGCTCGAACTTGTCGATGGCGTCCTGTGCGGCTTTCCACGTCAGAAACGAGCCGAGCGAATAGCGCTCGTTGCCGTCAGTGACGCGCGCGACAAAGGTCTGCTGCGGTGGCGCTCGCTTGTAGATGAGGCCATGCCTGATATTCGAAATCAGCGATGGCGAGACGCCGAACTCATTGGCCAGCGCCCGGCCGCTGCCGTGTTGCCACGGGAGTGCGCGTATCCGCGCGACTTGCTCTTCGGTGAGATGCGGCCCCGGCCGCCACGTCCGGGTTTGTACGGTGGCGGGCTTAAACATAGAGAGCAACCTCGGCCACGACGATCATGGCTAGACATCGTGGCCGAGGGCCCCCGCCGCTCGCAGTGCACTGAGGGGGAACAGTGCCTGCGACGGTGCGTTCGGTTAGCCGTTGGCGATGTTGGTGATCACACCCATTGCAAACGGCGCGTAGACGGCCAGCACTTCTTCGGCGTAGACGCCGACTTGGCGCTGACGAGTCACGATCGGCCAGTCGATTTGGTAGTAATCCTGCCGCGTCTTGACTTCCGCGACGTTGGGCACTTCGTTCGACTGATACTGGATGGGCAGGTTCTCGGCCCAGCCAATGATCGTGCCCGGCGGGACCCGCGGGTGGATGCGGATCGGAATGCGCAGACCGCCGTTGATCGCGAACGGGTTGTAGTAGAACTGCACCACACCCGAAGCGGTCACCTGGTACTCGCCGCTGCTGCCGTCAGCCTGGCTGTCGAAGCGCAGCAATGGTGCCGAGGAGGTCGACAGCACCTTGCTGGTGATGTTCTTCAGCTCTTGGCTGTTGACATACAGCACGGTCGGCGACAGCTCGAAATTGTCCCACATCTTCTGGAACATCGTGTCGATCTCGTTGACCGAGCCACGGCCTGACGCGGTCAGCGTCGTGCCGGTGCCGACCGAGCCGGTCGCCAGGGTGTTGATGTAGGCGTTGCTGCCGCTCTTGAGCGCAGTGGTCATCAGCCCGTCATAGGCATAGGACGGGTTCGCCGAATTGTCGGCGGTGACCGCGGTTGCGGCCTGCGTGCCGGTGAGCAGCGGGACCGACTGGACATAGCTGTTGATCGTGGTGATCGCCTGCAATGTCTCGGTGGCCGCGGTGTTGGCGGTCGAGATGTACCACGCGTAAGCGACGGCACCCTGGATCGGGGCCACGGTCATCCCCAGCGCATTGACGCCGATGGTGGTTGCCTGGACCGCACTCTCTGCACTGATGTTCGAGGACCCGCCCGACAGCTGGTAATTCTTGCCATCGGCGCCGGCGACGATCATCGAGGTCGCAACCCCGGTGGCCACACTGGAATTCTGGTAACCCTCGAGGGTCAGCCCCACGACCTTGACGTAATACCCGGTCGCGGCGGTCGGCAGGGTCGAGCTGGCCAGCGTCACGGCGGACACGGTCGGGGTTGCCGGCGTGCCGAGCTGCAGCGTCGCGTTGCCCGCGAGGATAGCCATCTCCTCCTTGAGCATCATTTTTTGCAGCAGACGAAAGGTCATCGTCGCCTGAATGTCTTCAAACTGGCGGCCTGCCGAAATCGCTTCGAAGGTGGCCGCGTCTTCCTCGCCAATCGTCACATACGTGGCCGACTTGTTCGAGGTGTTGTAAGACATCTGGCCACTGCGCTGACCCTCTGGGACCCAGCCCATCGCGTCAAAGCCCGAGCCAATGATCGCATTGACCTGCCTCCAGTTCGTCGCCGAGCCGGTGCCACCGCCGACGCGCGGCATGACATTGCGGATCGGAGTGACAAACGGATAGAGGTTCTTGGCCGGGGCTTGCAAGTCGTAAGCCAGTAGCCCGGTCGCCGTCGAAATGGTTTTGGCTAAATCGTCGTTTGGTGTAGCCAGAGCCCCTTTCATGAGCTCCAGCGTCTCTTGGGTAATCGGATTCATGGGAATAATCCTCCCAGCAGGGGGGCACAAAAAAACCCGGCTAGAAGCCGGGTCGGGTGTTGGCCGTGACGGGCGGCCGGGTTATTTCGTCGGCGCCCGCCAGGGGCCGGGGCCGTCGGTAAAGCCGGAGACTTTCATTGGGGTGCGGTGAGCCGCCTTGATCGTGACCAGGGCGCGCTCTTCCTGCGTCATCTCGGAGAGCGCCTTGGTGACGTCCTCAGTGGTGATCGCTGCCTTGGCAACGGCACCCTCGCCGGGAGCCAGGCGCGCGATCGCTGCGGGCGGCATTGGCGCCAGAGCGATTTGCTCGATGCGCTCGCCCATCCTGCCGAGCGTGGCAACGACGGTGTCGAGGGCGGTCCCGAATTTCTCAAACCGTGCGTCGACCGCCTTGGCAATCGCCTCGTCTTCGGGTGCGGCGGTCTTGGCGAGATCGTCGCCGGTCGCCGCCTTGGTCTTGTCGCTGCCGGGGCCGCCGAGGTCGGTGCCGGCATCTGAGGTGCCTTGGCCCTCGCCCTCGCCCTCGGGCTTTGGCTCGCCCTCGGGAACGGCATTGGCCGCGCACTGCACGCCGTCGACGAGCATCAGATGCCCGTGCGCCTTGTGCATCTGCGCCCAATCGGTTGCCGAGTGGCGGGCCGGCTTCTCGCCGCCCTCTTTGCAGGTGGTGCCGTCGCTGACCGCATGCAGCAGATCGTGTGCCGCATTGCACAGTGCCACATGCCCAGCCCCGCCCTTGACCAGGCCCTCGATAAAGGCCATCGGGTCGGAGGCCTTCATCGCCTCGCCGGGAACCGGCTTTTCCGGTACGGCACCGGTCGCATTCGGCACCGGGGTCCTGGCGTTGCGGGCAGTGTCGACGGTGCTGTGTTGGGTTGGGTTGCCCTTGACCGGATTGCTGTTGGTCAGCATCTCGCGGCCGTCGGCGCCGAGATTGGTGGCGCCGGCATCGAGCACCGCTTTGTGGGCGGTGACCATGCTGGACATCTCCGCGCGCTTGGCGCTGCCGATCCCCATGGCCCGCTGAATGGCGTAAGCAGCGGTGTCCAATTGGGCCTTATCGGTCGCGTTATGGCGCGCGCCGATCTTCTCGAGTGTAGTCACGAGCGCCTCCGCGCTTTGAGGGTCCGCGATCATTGAGGTAATGCAGTCGGCGATCGCAGACATGGTGACCGACTCCATTGGAATGGCGCCGGGGTCGATCTCGGTGCCCTCGAGCACCTCGCTCGTTTCCTCAGCAACCAAATCCCGTAAAAACTGGCAGAGGTCGGCGCACAGCTGGCGGGCGGTGCCGGGGGCGGACGACGCGTCGCCCTCGATGGCGGCTTCGAGAGCGAGACGCTCCTCGAGCTGCCGCATAAACTGGATCATCATGGCGATGTCGCCGACGTCGTAGAGCGACTTGGCGATCTCGGCGAGCGAGGCCTTCTCACTGGCCGACGGCGGCCCCTCGCTGTCGACCTTGTCCTTCCAGGCGGCGACGATGTTGGCTTTGACCGAAGCGAGGTCCTCGGCGCTGTACTTGCCGGCGTTCTTTGGCATGTTGATGTACGACCAGGCGGCGCGGATGTGCTTCTCGGTGTCGACCGGGTAGCGCTTGACGCCGTCCTTCTGGTGGCCGGGATCGGCATAGGTCACATCGCCATAGGGTTTTGACGTGTCCTCAGCCTTGGCCGCCGGTTCGGGTGCGGCCGCGGGCGGTTCGGTGCTCGGCTGCTCGACCACCGGCTCGGCCGCGCGCTTCTCCAGACACTTGATCGCATCGGTCTTGTTCAGGTGCTGGTGCCTGCTGTCGCCGCACGACCAGACCTGGATCGGCGGGTTGAAGGCGGGTTGCGCTTCGGGCATGGCGGTGGCTTTCCAGCAGTCAAAGATGGCGTCGGGATTGGCTGGGCGGTCGACCAGCGAGATTTCGCTGAGCTGCAGCCCGGTGATCGTCTTGGGGCTGCCGGCTTCGCGCTGGGTCACCCGGCCGCCGATCGAAAAGCCGCGGTAGACCTTCGCCTTGACCTTGCTGACCGCGATCGGGTCGACGACGTGCGCGACGATGCGGGTGATGTTGTCGTCGCCGACTTCGGCTTCGAGCGCGGTGCCGGCGGCCGAGAGCTGGTGCATCTCGC